CAAGTCACCAAACGCTTCGCCCAGGTAGTACTGCATCGCCTTTTGACGCTGCGCGGACAGCTTGCCGGAGTACCAGCCCACGGCCTGGCGCATCTGCTGGTCGGTGATCGACCGCAGGGTGTCTTCGCTCATTCGTGCCATGGTCAGCCTTTACGCGCTTTGACAGGCTTGGGTAGCGACGAACTGCCGGTCAAAACAACAACGTATGCGCGGTAGCTGCGCAACGTGTGCTTTGTGCTTTTGAGTTCTGCCATGAGTTTCCGCACTTCCAATGTGTACTTGATGCGCCAGTGATCTGCTTCTCTGCGAGCCAGCAGCGCGTTTCCGCGCTCCGCATCTGCCTCGTCTTGCGCGTTCATGCGTAGCTCAGGCGTGGGTACGAGATCGCACCACCCCAGGTTTCATTGCTCATCTGCGCCTCGCACATCGCCAGGTAGCGAAATGCGTCAGCGCCGTGTGATGCGTCGTCGTGCACCGGCTGCGTGAAAGCGCCGGTGCTGGCGTTCACGCCGTACTTGTAGTTCTGCAGGCAGTCGACCAGAACGTCGCAGCGGTGCTCGTCGAGGTAGACCCGCGGGAAGACCATGCGCGCCAGCTTGATGCCCTCGGCCACGTCGGTGCGCGGCAGCACGCTCACCGTGCGCCCCATCGCGGTCATCACCTCTTGCGTGCTCTTGCCCGTCAGGAAGTGCTTGGAAGCGCCATCGTGCGGGATGAAGTCGGTGCCCCAGTTGTAGGGCTTGTCTTTGAGCACGCGGATGTAGAAGTCCAGCGGCTTGCGACTGTCTTGCAGGTAGTCGATCACGCGCAGCGCGCCGTCGGGGCCCTTTTGCACGCAGATCACCGCCATCGAATCAGCAAACCCCAAGTCCCACACGCTGTGCGTCTTGAGCGCAGGGTCGTGAGGCACGGTGCGCAGCCGGGCGTCGTCGCGCAGCGCTCGCATCTCGTCTTTGTAGACCGCGCTCGGCACGTCGAACACGTCCCAGCGGCCTTCCAGCAGCATCTGGCGCTCGGCGGTGGGCAGCTGCAGCAAGCGCTCGCGGTAGCCGGTGCCCTCGAGGTGGACGTTGTCGCTGAGGAACGACGGCACGAACGAGCGGGTGAAGCGCCGGCCCTCGATGTCCAGATCCACCCGGCTGGACTGGCCGCCCTTGGTGATGCCAAAGCGCTGCATGATCCACTTGGGGCCAGGGTTGCAACTCGCGCGCATGTAGCAGCGCAGGCTGGCCTCGGTGCTGCGCAGCCGGCTCGTCAGGTACTCGTAGACGTAGCTGGTGGCGAAGTGCCCCAACTCGTCGATGCCGATCCAGGCGAACTCTTGGCCCTGGTACTGCAGCACGTCAGGGTCACGCTCGCAAAAGCCGAAGATGATCTTGGCGCCGCTCGGGAAGATCCACTCCCTTGAGGCCTCCTTGTACTCGGCGCCCTCGATCACCCGCGGGTAGATCGCCCTGGTGCGGTCGATGATCTCTCTGAGCTGCGGGAAGCTCTTCCTAATCAGCAGCGCGCGGTACTTCGGGTTGTCAAAGCCGCCGGTGGTGTAGCCCAGCGCGTCCATGATCAGCGCATCTGACTTGCCGCCACCCGCAGCCCCACCAAACAGCACCTCGTCGTGGGAACACGCCAAGAACTCAGACTGCTTGGGCGTCGGCGTCCAGAGCAGCTCAGGCACGCTTGGCTGGCAGCTCGATGAAGCCGCGGTGCGAGTGGTTCATGTCGCCGGCCACGGTGATCGACGACAGCTTGGCGTGGATGTACGGCGCAGCGGCTTGTGCGGCCACCAGGCGATCACGCGGATCTGTTTCTGGTGCGCGCATCACGCTCAGCATGTACTCAAGCGGCGTGATGCCGCCTTCGGATGCGAGTGCCACTTGCTCAGCGGTGCGTCGATTGGCAATGCCAGGCTTGCGGCCGGCGCCTGGGCGAGCGCCGCCCTTTGGTTTTGTTGAAAGTTTTTCGAGCATTGGGTGCCTTTCGGCTTGTCCAAAAAGTGCCACCGCCCGCCCACCGCCGGGGCGAGACGGAACTGAAACCGCCGGCGGTGACTGCTACGTCGGTGAGCTGCCGGCCTTGCGCCCAGTCACCGGCTTGGGGCTTCCGCTTCCCAGCGGGGAAGACGGGTCAGAGATGGGCGGACACGACCTCTTTGGCAACTGCGTGAAGTCTGAAGATCGGCCGCCCGAAACAAAAAACCCACCGATCAGGGGTGGGTTCTTGTGTCGCCGCCACCTCCGAAAGGATAGGCTGGCTTTGCGTTTGCGCGTTGCTTGGACGCGAGCATACAAAACAACGGCTTACCTTGTCAAGCGGTTGATGAGCATTTGCCGCCCGTCGTGAATCAGCGTTGCGAGTTGCGCCTGGCTGACGCCGATGGCCCTGCAAAACCGCCACGGCTTGATGCGGTAGACGTAGGCCCAGCGAATTGAGTCTCGATTTAGCTCAGGCAATTCAAACACCTGCTTTTCCATGTCGGCCGCGTCCAATGGGGCAATCGGGATGCTGACCTCTGCGTAGCCCCACGCCTCTGAGCTTTTGAAGCCGCGAAACATGGGCAGCACCTTGCCTGTTGAGTGGGTGTGTGGCGCAAGCCAGCGCGCCCAGTTGACCAAGCGCTCGTCGATCTTTCGGTGCTGCGGATAGACCACAAAGAAGTCGACATCGTCCCGCCTCATTCACCCACCTCGACCTCGATCAGCTTGTCAAGGTAGTGCCTGCACTTGCGCAAGTCTTCGACACCGCCCTTGAGCTGGTAGCGGGCGAGGTACTTCAGCGCGCAGCCTCTGAGGTAGCCAGCGAAGGCCTCATGGCTCATCCAGCTTTGCATCACGTCCCACGGCTGGATGCCGCCCATGTAGTGATCACCGCCGACTTGGTGTTTTGATGCGCTCACTGCTGCACTCCTTGAATTCGTTCGCCAATCCAGCGCATCACCGGCACTGCCATGGAATTGCCGAGCGCCTTGTATCTAGGCCCGTCGGCGGCTGGTTTGCCCCTGTTGGGCACCAGCGTGTAGTCGTCGGGGAAGCCTTGCAGACGCTCGCACTCGCGGGGGGTAAGGCGGCGGACTTGCATGGCCGGAGTCAGCACGTTGCGCTCTTGGGCTCGGCCACCACCGTTGGGGGCGGTCAGCGCATACGCAACGTCGCCACCCAACTCAAGTGAGCGCCCATCCTCGCGTCCACGCTCTTGGAAGGCCACCGCCTGCGTCCCCCCATCCGTATCCAGCGGCCCGGTACGGTCAGCCCATGCGTCTGAGTCTTGGCGGGCGTTGAAGCCGACCGGCACCAGCGGCGTCCCCCGCCCCGTCCCATCCTCGCTGGCGTCGAAGCCTTCGCCGCGCAAGCTGTGAGCTACGCCAAAGTGACCCCCGTTGGTAGGAATCAGCGTCTCCGTCTCCACGTCCTGCCGCCCCATCCCGCCCGCGTTCAGACACATTCCGATTGCAGGCAAAGATGCGCCCGCTGTAGGCGTCTTGGCCGTTGAGCCCCCCCCCCATGTGCGCGCCGTTGGTCAGAGCGCCGACGGTTGACGGAATCACGCTTCCGCCGCACGACTCATCGGTGCCGAGCTTTGATCCGTATCGACCTGTGACACTGCCCGCAACGCTGAATCCAATGCGCTCGGCAGCGACTTCCCGCGCTTTTCTGCTCGGCGCAGAATTCCAGAACACGCCTTCGCCGACAGGAAAAAGCGCTCGGGCAGCGGCCCAGTTTCCAGCACCTCGGACAGCGAGCACAAAGACCCGCCTGCGGCGCTGGGCCACTCCAAAAAATTGAGCATCGAGAACGCGCCAGGCAACTGTTCTTTTCGGTCCAGACACCACACCTGAGTTTGACCACTTGCGTCCTGGTGTGAGGGGCTCACCCGCTCCGCAAAGTCCTGCCAAAAAGCATCCAAAGGCGTTGTCGGTCGACGAGAGGACGCCAGGGACGTTTTCCCAGAGGACGAACTCAGGGTCGAAGTGGTCTGCCATCTTGCAGAAGACGAGGCTGAGATTTCCTCGGGCGTCGGAAAGTCCTCCCCGAAGTCCAGCCACAGAGAATGCTTGGCAGGGTGTTCCGCCGACGAGCAGGTCAATTTGTCCGACATTCCAGTCCTCGTATTTCGTCATGTCGCCCAGGTTGGGCACGTTGGGGTAGTGGTGCGCCAGCACCGCGCTCGGGAAGGGCTCGATCTCGCTGAACGCCGCGGGCTGCCATCCCATGTGGTGCCATGCGGCTGAGGCGGCCTCGATGCCAGAGCACACGCTGAGGTATCTCATTCCTCGCCCCCTTCATGCCACACGCACGGCCGCTCGCCCTGCCGCTGCACCAGCCAGCTTGAGGTGCCGGCCAGCTTCGAGATCAGCATCCACCTCAGCCGCCTCGACGCCGCCTGGCGCATGGCCTGCGCTTTGTGGCCGGGCAGGATGCCGGCGCAGTTCTTGACCTCGACGCACCAAGTCACACCGGCCGCGTCGGTGGCGATCAGATCCGCGCTGGTGATGCCGCCAGCCAGGTCATCGACGGCGTAGTCGCGGGCCTGCAGCAGGTGCTTGGCTGCGGTCTCGCCCACCCTGCCCTTGCGTCGGCTGGCTGCGCTCATTGATTGCCCGCCTGCTTGAGCATTTCCTTGCGAATCCACAGCGCCACGCCGTTGACGTCGATGCCGCGGTGCTGGGTGATCCATGCCTCGCTCAGCGTCTTGGCTGCCATCGCGCGCCCCCTCTGAACCCCTACGATTTCGATGGCCTGCGTGACCGCGTCAGGCCAATTCGGCTCTGAAAAACAGCGGGCCAAGATCGAGCGCTCGGGGATCTTCATGCGAACTGCAAGTGCGTGTTCGACCAGCGCGGGTGCTCGGTGAAGCTCGGGCAGATCGTCACCTTGGTGTCGCTGGTGATGCGCGGCTCGACGTAACCGGGCTCGCCTGGCTGAGCGGTTTTGTCCCACCAGGCATGCCCGTAGTTGGGCCGGATCACCGTCATGGCTGGGCCGCTCACATGCTTCTTGCGCGGCGTGGTGTTGACCTGGTGCTCGCTGGACCACTCGGCAAACAACTCAGGCGTGGTGGCGCAGCGCGCCAGCATCGTCTTGCCCTCGCGGCGCATCTCGAAGTGCGTCATCCACCCGGCAATTTGCAGGCGCTTGGCGTTCTTGGTGATGTCGCCGGACTTCCTGGGCGCGTCCAGGCTGGCGGCCACGTCCCGGCACAGCACGCCGCCGGGGCGTGAGGCGAGATCCATCAAGCGGTGCATCTGAAGGGTGGTGTGTTTCATGGGTTGGGCGGCTTGGTGATGGGTTGCTCTGTGGTGGTGAATCGGTGTCCGTTGGCGCACTCGCGGCGGCGGACGTGGCCTCTCGTTTGCGTCACGCGGGTCCAGGCTGCGCACTGCGGGCACAGGGTTCCGTTTTGCGGATTGCGGGTGCCCTTCACAGCCGAGCCCTCACGATCACTCGAGCGGCTTCGATGGCGTCGCAGAACTGCGCGAACTGGGCGAACCACAGCATCTGCGGGCCGTGGCGCTTTGGGTAGACCAGCACCCATGCGGCGATGGATTCGGGGTCGTGCATGTCGATGATCAAAGCAGCGACCTCAGCGTTTCGTTGAGCACGTCCAGCTCGCTCAGCTTCTTCACGTTCCAGATGCGGCGCTGGCCGTGCCAGCCGTTGAAGCTGCCGCGGTGGCAGTCCTCGCACAGCGGGATGCACAGGTACTGCTGGTGCTGCTCGACGTGGTGGGCCTCGCTCGGGCCGGGTGAGTTGCACACGCCGCAGGCCAGCTGCTTCACGCGGGCCAGGTGCAGCCGCTCCCTGGCGCTGATGCGGTTAAGCAATCTCCACCCCCAGCTCGGCAGCGGTGGCGTGGATGAAGTCGAGAAAATCAGAGAACCGGCGCTTGCCCATTGCGCTGGTGCGCAGACCCAGCACCACCATGCCCGGCGAGCCGACCAGCGGGGCCATGCGCAGGGTTTCGTTGGTGAAGCTGGCGCTGAGCAGATCCTTCCACTCGTCCGGCGACAGCGACACCAGCGAGCCGTTGACGCACCACTGCTTTTGCTCTGAGAAGGCCTGCAGCAGCGGCCACAGCGCGGCGTTTTGCTCGAGGCTGCGGCTGGGCTCGGCCACCTTGACCGAGAAGCCCTGCGGGGCGGTTTTGACGGCTTCGACGGCGCGCTGGCGGGCGACGTCGTGGGCCAGCACGAAGCTCACCGCACCCATCGGATCACCTCGTGGGCTTTGGGTTTGAACGCGTCGGTGTAGCCTGGCTCGCACAAGCGCTCAATGAAGGCAACACCCGCGCCGGCCGGCTCGCCGGGCAGGTAGTAGCGGCACTTCTCACGCATGGAACACCAACCCCCCATGCAGCGACTCATGGCGACTCCGGCTGAATGCCGGTGGCGTCTTTGAGCATGGTGCGCTGGGCGTGCGTGAGGTATTCGCCGGCGTCTTTCTTCGCCTGCAGATCCGCAACCCAGCCCCTTGGCGGTTTGGCTTTGAAGACGTCGGCCAGGTTGCGCAGCGTGGCAACTTTCTCGGCCTTGCTCATGGGGCGGATCGGCGTCGGCTGGGCTGGCCGGCGCATGGCGCGCTCGGTTTGCGCATGAAGCTGCTCGGCGGTGACGCGGGCCCAGTCGTGAGGCTGAGCGCCAGCATGCGCGGTGCACAGCTTCGTTCCGGCGTCGTAGCTCCACCGATTTGGGCAGCCGTGAGCGCTGCAGCTCAGGCCTGAGTCGCCGAGAAAGTCGTCGGCCACCTTGCGGTCGACGAAGCTTTCGAAGCTGGATCGTTTGACTTGGCTCATGCTGCTTCCTGGTGGTACTTGCCTTCCAAAACCTTGGCCCAGTTGCCAGGCTCAACGAGCCACGCCAACTCGGCCACAAAGGGCGGTCTTGAGCCAATCGGCGGGGCTCGGCCGCACAGGAACGGCGAGCGACCGACAAAGCCGAACAGGCGTCGCAGGTAGTCCAGGCCGTCGGTTTGGCTCACCCAGCCCTTCTCGGCGGCCGTCTCTCGCCAGCGGGCCTTGAGGTGGGCAGCACGAGATCCGCGCCACTGGCTGGCCAGGTGCTGGGGCAGTTGCGGCAGCACCTCGGCCCACAGCGCAAGCACCTCGACGTGTGGACAGTCTGGAATCGACGGCTTCGGCGGCCGTTCGTCGGCACGACGAGCGGGGAGTTGCGTTAGCAACTCTTTCTCTTCTTCTGTCTCTGTATCTGCTTCTGTCTCTGGGGGCGTCACCGTGACGTCACCGTGACGTTTCGCTTGTTTCAAGCGCTCTCGATACTCTCTTGTGCGCTCTGCTGAGGAGTCAGATTCATACTGACGAGCCACCCAGGCCAGCGGCTGCAAGCACTCAAAACCAATCAGCCCCACCTCGGTCAGGCGCCTGGCGACGTTCTCAAGCTCAGACAGGCTCAAGCCCAGCTTGTGAGCCACCTTGCGGCGGATCAGCTCGGGGCGCTCAACGTCGTCCAAGATGCCCTTGGCCTTGCAGCACAGCAGCGCCACGAAGTGCCAGCGGTCCTCAAAAGCCAGCAGGCCCAGCTTCTCGTCATCGACGGCATCAACGTGCAGCCGAAACCATGCGCGGTCTTTCATGCCAGCTCCCAAACCTGAGCCCTGCCGCCCGTGGGCGTGGGCCGCGTCAGCGGTGTGCGTTTGATGCGTCCGGCCTTGACCAGCTCGTGCATGCGGCGGTCGATCTGGACGTAGTTCAGCCGTGTGTGCGGCTCCAGCTCGTGGGCGGTGGACGGACCACGCATGCGCAGTGCGCACACGATGCGCTCGGCATGTGAGGTGGCGAACAGCTCAGCGCGGCGTGCGGCCTCGTGCGACGTTGCCGGGTCTGTCTTGCGTGCGCGCGGCGGCGCATCAAACTCAATGGCGAGTTGATGACTCACAGCACACCGCCGCGGGAATTGATCACGCTCAACTGAGCTGCTTGCGGACTTTGATCGGACGGCGTCAGGGCGGTAGTCGACCCTTCACGCGAGAGGGCGCGTCGCCTACTCTCTGCAACATGCTCTCCAAACGTCTGCCCGTACTCCAACGAAAACACCATGTCGCGCAACAGCTCAGCGGCGGTGCATCCAGCCGCACACGCTCGGCGCTGGAACCGAAGAGCGGTTTCCTCGTCGAGCAAGGTCTTGAGGCTCTCGGTGAGCTTCATGCGGCCTCTTTCGTCGGGTGCTTGCTTTCAACAAGGGCCAGCATCTCGTCGACGCTGACTTGGCCTTGCGTCCACTCAGCCATAAGCCGCCACAACCTGACGGGCACGCCTGTAGTGCGCCACTGGCTCACGGCGCTGACAGAAACGCCAAAGCGCTCAGCGGTGGCCGTAGTACGGCCTTGTTCTAGGTCAAGCCACTGGTCGATGTGCATGTTGCTAGTTTAGGTCGACGTAAACCTCTAGTCAATACCAACCTAAACCACTATTCGCGTATCTTCTCGTTTGACATGCATTCACTTCGCAGATACAAACTCACTCACTTGCTTGCCACGCAGTTCGGCGGCGATAGGAGTGCTTTTTTGCAAGCCAGCGAAATGTCCAAGGGCCGTCTGAGCCAGCTTCTTGATCCGACTCAACCCTTTGGCGAGACGGCAGCCCGCAACTTAGAAGAGCGCCTGCAGCTTGAGCCAGGCTACTTTGATGCCATGGATGCCCAGACCGTTGAGTGGGCCGTGCAGTTCGACAGCCTGCCCCAGCACTTGAAAGCGCGGTGGAAGGAGCTGGTCGCGCTCCTGGCTTCTGAGGCGGC